TGGTGCCTTTTTCTGTTGCGTCATACCTATCAATACATAAGAAACAATACTTAGTCAACTTTCGCAGTTTTTGCCTGTTTTTAGCCAAAAAAAGTGTTGCAGGTTAGACACACTTGCGATTTTGACACAACATCTAGTCAATATATACGCCTCTTTTAATATATCTTGATAAAGAAATATATATATATGGAGACATAACCTAAATTCCTTCGCTTTTATACAGCTTCACTCTTTGGCGGTGGTGTAGATTGCTTTGTTTTTGGGGTATTCTGTATAAAGCGAGCGCGCCCAATCCGGTTATTTGGTTAGTTCAATGAAATCAATGACTTACGTATAACCGCGGTTATGTCTAAGTTATTGAAAACAAACGATAATCAACTTAAACGTGCGTAAGAAAACACGTAAAAAACGCACAAAAAACAGCAAAAATCGGTAAAAAAATCGAAAAAACAGCAAGTTTTCGCGTGAAATCGGTAAGTTTCCGCAGTGTGGTTATGCCTCTTGACGTGTTGCCGTGCTGTGGTGTAGTGTCTGCAATGTAGAAAAGGGGTATCATGCAAGAGCAAATTTCCGAATTTTTAAGTGCAATGCGTTCCGAAAGCTGTGGTCCTGATCGTGCAACGGACGTTATTGATGACGACAAAATCCACCGATACCGGATTGAAGGCGACAAGGCGCGCACGACTAACGGTGCGTATCGGTTCAAGGTTAACCATGATGGTTTCGCCGTCGGCTGGTTTATGGATTGGCGGGTAGGTTTTCGCCACGACTGGCATACCAAGATCAAGCGCACGTTATCCGATGCAGATAGGGCGGCGTATAAGCAAGCCGCTGCAACTGCACGTGCCGACAGAGAGGCCGCAGAAATGGCGCTACGGGTGCAAGCTGCGGTTAAGGCCACTGGGATGATAGTCGGCATGGCTAGGGCCACTGGTAGCGAAGAATACCTAGGCCGCAAGCAAGTGCAGGCGCATGGGGTTAGGGTTATGGGTAGCGCCGTGGTGGTGCCGTTATCGCGTGATGGGGTAACGACTGGGTTGCAGTTTATTCAACCGAACGGAACTAAGCGATTTATGACTGGTAGCGACGTTGCAGGGTCTTATTTCTCGATTGCGAAACGGACTGATTCGCTGGACGTGATTTGTATTTGCGAGGGGTTTGCGACGGGTGCAACAATTCGGGAAGCAACGGGCTGGCCTGTTATTGTCGCGTTTGACGCTGGCAACCTAAAACCAGTAGCGGTTGCAATGAGGGCTAAATATCCATCGGCGCAGATTGTGCTTGCGGCGGATAATGACCAGTGGACTACGGTTAAGGGTAAGCCCGTAAACCCCGGTATCATTGCAGCGCAGTCGGCGGCGGGTGCTATCGGTGGTGCGCACGTTATGGCCCCTATGGTAGCGCCCGATGATCCTATGCGACGGACTGACTGGAACGATATTCATTGCAGCGAAGGTATTGACGCGGTTAAGGATGGGCTAACGGTTAAGCCGCCTGCGGTTATGGCAGAGCCTGAATACGCCGATTGGGTATCGGCTGATATGGAAGAAGTAGGGCCGGAACCGGACGAAGACCCACTGGAATTAATCAGGCCGCTTGGACACTCGCACGGGCAGTATTTTTTCTTTCCGAAAACGAGTGGGCAGATTGTGGAGTTGTCGGCGTCGGCACTGAGCCGCATTCAGAATCTATACCGCCTAGCGCCGCGCCGATGGTGGGAAGGGTATTACGGAAATGACGGCAAGTCGAGTGATAGCGATATTTGCAGCCATGCCAGCGCTCACTTGATTGAAGAGTGCCACCGTCGCGGGGTGTTTCAGGCTAACAACGTCAAGGGTGTTGGGGCGTGGTTAGATGATGGCCGGGTGGTTGTTAATTGCGGTGACGTGGTTGTCTGTAATGGTAAGTCGTATAGCCCGACTGAATTTAAATCTGTGTTCGTTTACGAGAGCGGGCAGAAGGTTATTGATTTGAAGTGCAAGCCGCTTACGAATAAAGAAGCGGTTAGGTTGCGTGATATTTGCAAGAAAGTGGTTTGGAAACGGTCGCAGTATGCCGACTTGCTTGCGGGGTGGATTGTTATCGCGGCAGTAGGGTCTGCGCTGCGGTGGCGACCGCATATCGTTATCACTGGGCCTAAGGGCAGCGGTAAGTCAACAGTGCTGGATTATATCACGCGCGACAGTCTAGGGCCGTTGGTGGTTAAACGCGATGGCGGCACTAGTGAAGCTGGTATGCGGAAAGCATTGGGCAGTAGTGGCAGGCCGTTCATAATGGATGAGGCGGAAAGCGAGAGCGCTGGAAGTCGTTCCGAGATGGAAAAGATATTCTTTGCGGCCCGCCGTTCGAGTTCCGGGGCGATGGTTGAAAACGCGAATGCGCAGTATCAGTTGCGGTCGTGTTTCTGTTTTGGGGCGATTAACCCACGAATTGAGCAAGGTGCGGATAAAGACCGGATTACAACGCTTGAGTTGGTTAAGGACAAAACGCCGGGATCAAGGGAACGGTTTGCAGATTTGCAGCGGTTGATTGCCGAAGTTATTACACCTGATTTTAGCGCGCGGTTGCTGGCTAGGACGTTGGAAAACATGCCCGCGCTGTTGAAAAATGTTGATACGTTCACCAAGGCGGCGGCAATCGTGCTAGATGATCAGCGTGATGGTGATCAGTTGGGGCCGTTCATTGCTGGGGCGTATAGCCTGACAAGCGGGCGTGTTATCAGTCTGGCCGATGCTGAGAAGTGGATGCAGCAACAGGACTGGGATTGGCATAAGTCGGCTAAGGACGTGTCAGATGCTGAAAAGTTATTACAAACGATTATGACTAGCCGGGTGCGACATGACGATAACGGCATGGGTCGGGAAAGTTCGATTGGCGAATTGGTTGCGAAGGCGGCTAGTGTTGATTGTATTGGTTATGACGTTGCGGTTAAGGGCTTGGCAGGGTATGGGATTAGGGTTAAGGATGGGGAGTTGATCATTGCTAACAGTTCCCCGCCGTTGCGTAAGGTTCTGGCAGAAACGCCGTGGGCCGTATGGTCTCGGACGTTGGGGGATTATCCGGGGGCAGGTGTTGCCGGGAATAAGGCCGTGTATTTTGGGCCGGGGTGGAATAGCAAGGTGACTACGGTTCCGCTGTCTGCGGTGATGGGAACGGTTGCGGCTGTAGCTGTGGCAGATGAGGATGTGGGGTTTGAATGAAGTCATCGCGTGAGGTTAAAAGAATGATTGCAAAAATCAGGAAGAAGTGGGGCAGTAAGAATGGCGTTATTTGCGGTGCTTTGATGTTCTGGCCAGATTATAAGGATGCAACATGCAAGAAATCAAAACCACGGGTTAAGCATGGCCGCAATTAACCTATTCTCCGATCAATCCGAGATGATTAACCGAGTGCGCGGCAGTATGCGACGGCATAAATCCACACTACTACAGGCCAGCACTGGCAGCGGTAAGACGATCATGGGTAGTTACATGATACAATCGGCAGTTGCGAAGGGGAGCCGCTGCATATTCATGGTTCCTAGGCGCGAGTTACTGAAACAGACTGCGAAAACGATGGATAACTACGGAATTCCGTATGGGTATGTTGCGTCGGGTTATTCTGTCAATCCGTTTGCGCGGGTGCATCTGGCAACTAGCGGCACGTTGTCTAGGCGGTTGGATAATGCGCCCGCTGCTGATATTCTATTTGTTGATGAGTGTCATTATGGCGGCGATGAAATAAACCGCGTGATTGCGTGGTATCGTGCGGCTGGCACTTGGATTATTGGGCTATCTGCAACACCACTGAAAACGAATGGCAAGCCAATGGGTGATTGGTTTGACGATATGGTATGCGGTCCTAGTGTTAAATGGTTGATTGATAATAAGCGGTTATCGGACTATGAATTGTATCAGCCGAATATTCCAGACTTGAGTGGTATTAAGACTATCGGCGGTGATTATAACAAATCACAGTTAGATGAATATATGACGCAAGATAAGGTTTTAGTGGGGAGCGCTATTAAGCATTATCGTGAATTGGCTATGGGTCGGCTTAATATAGCGTTTTGCACGTCGGTAAAACATGCTGAATTAACCGCCGATGCGTTTAGGGACGATGGTATTCCGGCTGCGCATGTTAGTGGCACAATGGACGATAAAGAAATAGAGCGTCGCATTAAGGCGTTTGCGCGGCGTGAATTATTGGTTTTGGCTAATTGCGATTTGATGACGTTCGGTTTTGATTTGGCTAGCGCGGCTGATATGGATGTTACGATTGAGTGCATGAGTGATTTACGTCCTACTAAATCACTTCCGCTTCAATTGCAAAAATGGGGCAGGGTTTTAAGGTATAAAGACTATCCTGCAATTATATTAGATCATGCTGGAAATAGTAAGCCTGATTTTCACGGATTACCAGATAGTGAACGTGAATGGAGTTTAGCGGGTAAAGATAGTAAAAAGATAGGCGAGAAAACAGAACCTACGCGGCAATGCAGTGTTTGTTATTTTGTGCATAGGCCTGCGCCAACGTGTCCGCATTGCGGTTTTGTTTACCCTATAATTGGTCGCATGATTGAAGAAATTGAAGGGGAGTTGGTTAAGGTTGATAAGTCGGTGATATTGGCGGCAAAGAAGCAAGAACGAATGGATCAAGGAACAACTGACACACTGGAAGGATTAACCGCCCGATTTAAGGCGCAGGGCAGTAAGTATCCTGAGCAACGGGCTAGGCATGTAATGGCAGGACGTGCTGCAAAGGTTGGGCGTAAATGATTAAACCCGGCACGATCATATCAGCTTGCAGTGAAGAAACGCCGGAATGCGTTGAAATAGTCCGCGTGTGGTGTCGTGATAATGGTTACACTTCGGAAACGGTAAGAATATTTAAACGCGATGGGCAGGTTTTAGCGGAGTTGAAAGATGCGAAGTGAGGGTAACGTATTAAACGACTGTATGGTTGCACTATCAGTTGCAGGATGCACGGTATGGCGGAATAACACGGGCGCGCTACCAGATCGGACTGGATCTGGTCGGGTGGTTAAGTTTGGTCTGTGTAAGGGTGGGTCTGATATTATCGGTATGACTAGCGACGGTCGGTTTTTAGCTGTTGAGTGCAAAACCGCAATAGGCCGTGCAACGCCGGATCAGGTGCGATTTATTGACGCGGTAAATCGTATGGGTGGACGTGCTGGAATTGCGCGGTCTGCAAAAGAAGCTGTTGACATTGCAGGGATGGCGCGGTATTAATGCGCGATGGAATGGAGTATCTAAATGATTAAAATTCACGACGTAGAACAAGGCAGTGAAGAGTGGCATCAACTGCGATGTGGCATTATCACTGCAAGCCAAATGCACCTGATTTTGACGCCAACGCTTAAGATTGCGGACAACGATAAAACTCGCGCGCATGTTTATGAAATTGCAGCGCATCGGATTACTAAGTATGTCGAACCTACGTTTATTGGTGATAACGCAATTCGCGGGCATACCGATGAAATTAAGGCGCGCGATCTGTATTCTGAAAACTATGAAGAAGTAATTCAGGTTGGGTTTATTACGCGCGGTATTGACGGCGTAATTATTGGTTATTCCCCAGATGGAATGGCGGTAACTGAATTAGGCGGAATTGAGGCTAAGTCACGAAAGCAGAAGTTTCAAGTAGAAACTATTGCAACTAATGAAGTCCCAAAGGATCACATCATGCAATGCCAGACTGCATTGTTTGTTACAGATTGGGAATGGCTTGATTATGTCAGCTATTGCGGCGGTATGCCTATGTGGGTTATTCGTGTTTTTCGTGATCCATCATATCAGGCCGCAATTTTGAATGCAGTTATTGCGTTTGAAATGAAGGTAAAAGATGTGATTGATGCTTATTACAATAACCTTGATTGCGCAGTGGTTATTGAGACTGAACGAGTTGAAACTCTTGATCTGAATGATGGAGAATATGAATGAACGATTTTGCAGAAACATTAGTTGCTAATTCGGATCAAATCAATAACGCTGATTTGGCTGGATTACCTATGACAATCAAGATTACAAAAGTAGTAGTTAATAAAAACGAAGCGCAAAAGGTATCTATTAGCTTTGAAGGTAGTGATAAGGTTTTTAGGCCTTGTCTTGGAATGCGTAGACTTATGGC